ATCCAAAAGCTGGGGACCTAATAATACATAACGCAGACGAAAGTTGCACACATTTAGTAAAAGAGGTTAAGTCAGACGTTAGATATTCTTTTAGTGCAAATATAAGAAAAAATATTAGAATACCAATAGGGGGATAAAATGTTCGATAAAGGTTTTACGAAGCTTGGCGAAGACATATACGTATATAAAAATTTTGTTTCAAAAGAAGAATTAATAAATATATCTGATTACTTAAAAACATTATCAGATGATGATTGGTATGAAGACAATAAAAATATTAAGTGGATGGCAAGAACTGGAGACCAAGATATTCTCACTCACATAAGGCAAAGAATAAGAGATCTTATTGGAAGAGATATGAAATTAGGAAATAATACTAGTTTTGTAAAAATGTTAAAAGGATATTCTTGGGGTGTGCACCAAGACGACTATGAATTTAAAGATGTATTAGAAAAGTCTAAAAGCTATGTTGATGGGGAACCATTTTCTTTAGTAGATATTAGTATATATGGAACAGTGGTGTACTTCAATGAGTTTGACGGTGGAGAAATATATTATCCAGAACAAAACATTGAATATAAGCCAAGTGCGGGTGATTTAGTAATACATGGTGCTGACTTTAATTGTAGTCACGGAGTTAAGCCAATATTGTCTGAAGTAAGATATTCTTATAGTAATCATATATCTAAAAAAAATAAGGTTAAAAAAGAAATATAATGGAATTTAATTTTAATGATCTAATTGACATTCTAGATGGCGAAGAGTTTGAAGAGAAGCCAGTAGATTTAAGAACATTTGTAACTAGCCCTGCATACTTAGGGTTACCACCATTATCTGAACATCAATATACTTTAATTGAAAAAAGTTCTACTATTTATAAGGAGTCTACTCTCGTAAAACTTTTTGGTGAAGATGAGGGTAAAAGAATGTTTAAGCAGACATGCAATGAAGTTATCGCTCAATTAGGTAAAGGTTCTGGAAAAGATTATTCTTCTACTATTTCTGTGGCCTATATAGTTTATTTATTGTTATGTTTAAAAGATCCAGCATCATACTATGGAAAGCCACCAGGAGATGCAATAGATATTCTTAATATAGCAATAAACTCACAGCAGGCCAACAATGTATTTTTTAAGGGCTTTAAAACACGAATAGAAAGATCTCCATGGTTTCTAGACAAGTATGATCCAAAATCCTCTGAGATTAAATTTGACAAGTCTATAACAGTACATTCTGGCCACTCTGAAAGAGAGGCTTGGGAAGGGTATAACGTAATTGTTGTAATCCTCGATGAAATTTCTGGCTTTGCTATTGAAAATACAACTGGTCATGATCAGGCTAAAACAGCTGATGCCATTTATGATATGTATCGTGCATCTGTTATGTCCCGCTTCCCAGACTTTGGAAAAGTAATTCTTCTTTCATTTCCTAGATTTAAGAATGATCCTATTCAAAAATTTTATGAGTCCGTGATCGCAGAAAAAGAAACAATTGTTAGAACCAAGACATTGAAAATGGATGATAATCTACCAGACGGAACAGAGGGAAATGAAGTTACTGTTGAATGGGAAGAAGATCACATTAAGTCTTACCTTTATCCCAAGACCTATGCTCTTAAAAGACCAACATGGGAGGTTAATCCAACCAAAAAAATAGAGGATTTTAAGGTAGACTTTTACAAAAATATGCCAGACGCTTTAGGCAGATTTGCCTGCATGCCTCAAGAAATGATTGATGCATTTTTTAAATCTAGAGAAAAAGTCGAAAAAGCTTTTAATAACGCTGGACTTGCGGTAGATAAATTTGGAAGGCTTGAAGAGTGGTTTAAGCCAGATCCAGATAAAAAATATTTTATACATGTTGACTTAGCTCAAAAGCATGACCACTGTGCAGTATCCCTAGCTCATGTTGAAAGGTGGGTCAATGTAAAGGTTACTAATGAATATTCCCAGCCAGCACCTATCGTAAATATTGATGCTGTAAGATACTGGACTCCAACCCCAGACAAGTCTGTGGATTTTACTGAGGTAAAAGATTATATACTTTTATTAAAAACTCGTGGATTTAATATAGGAGTATGTACATTTGATAGATGGAATTCCCATGACATGATGCAGCAGCTAAAGCAGTACGGTATCAACACAGAAATTCTTTCTGTTGCTAAAAAACATTATGATGATATGGCAATGGTTATTTTAGAAGAAAGATTATCTGGCCCCCATATAAAGCTTTTGATAGATGAATTACTTCAATTAAAAATTATGAGAGATAAAGTGGATCACCCAAGAAAAGGTTCAAAAGATTTAGCAGATGCTGTATGTGGATCCATATATAATGCAATAAGCAGAACAAGACCAGAAACTAATGGAGAAATAAATATTCATACATATGAGTCTTATGTTGAGTCTGATAATATAAACGGAGAAGTGGGCGATCAAGAGTACGTTCAAAATATGATTAGGCCTCCAAGAATGCCAGATCATCTTAAAAGTTCAATAGAGAATATGCAGGTGTTATGATGAGCGAATATCAGGAAAAAGCAAAAGAGTGTAAGTGTTGTGGAAAACATGTACCGTTGCCTACAGTTTTAAGGGAATTTAACGGAGTAGTTTTGTGCCCAACTACATTTGCAAATGTAGTGGAGTATTTAAGAATATGGAAAGCTTCTAATAAAAGGCCATCTGGAAATGTTAGAAAACATTTTTCAGAATATGTTCAACAGATAGCAGAGAAAGAAATGAATTAGATCTATGATGATAGCCATAAAATATTATTTTTTTTTAATACTTAAAAAAATAAAAAAGGTAAATAAAAAAAACGATGACTTTATTTATTAAAAAGGAGACAAAATGAAAAATGATTTTTTTATTAATGGTTTAATTTTTCACCCAAAACACGAAAAAGAATTATGGCGTGAAGCTTATTTTCCAATGAATTTTGAAGACCTGTCAATGCCAGGGCTTGAAGGCAGTCTAGATCGAGAACCTTCTTTGGAAGAAGAAAATGAGAACACAAAAAATATTTTAAACCCAAGGCAACCCGACAAGACTAATTTTGATAGAAAAGCTGATTTTATTTCGCTTGGCTGCTCAGTAACTTTTGGCATTGGTGTGGGTGACGGTCAGACCTGGGATGAAATTATTGCAGATAAGTTAAATTTAACTCATGCTAGTATAAGTCTTCCAGGAGGATCTACCGCATGGATTGTAAGTAATTTTTTTTCTTATGTTGAAAAACATGGAAACCCAAAAATAGTTTTAGCTTTTTTTCCAGACTTTACCAGAATGCATGTTGCTTCTAGAAAAACAGAAATGATTCCAAAATCTGGTATATTAGATACTAATGACTTGATTATCAGATACAAGATACAAAAAGATAAGGCATATAGACATGAAAATACATATTTTAAGAAGCCTTTAGTATCAGAGGAAGTTTTTCCTTTAGAGACGGCGTTTGACATTTCTTTACAATACATTAAGATGTTAGAGGCCTATTGTAATACAAACAATATAATTTTTATATGGTCTACTTGGGTTAGAGAACAAGAGCATTGGCTAGATAACAATATAGAAGAAACAAAGTTTAAAAATTATATTTCTACTGGTATGAGATATTGGCATGGGAAGTCTGCAGACGAAAGAAATCAAAAACTCTGTAAACATTTGATTGACTGTTATAGATCAGAGAATTTTGATTCTATTCTTGAAAATCACCTGCATGAATTTGGTCAGTATGATGAGACATTTTGTGACGACAGCACCCCTTGCGATCAGTATATAGATTGTCATTTAGAATATAGAGATGAGCCATATTTTAGTAGAGCATCGGATGCTAAAAAAAATCAATCTGGTCACATTTCATATCATAGACACATACATGTCGCAGAATCTTTTATGGAGAAAATAAATGACAATAATACTGGGGGTTAATGAAACTTCACACGACGCATCAGTCTCACTGATAAAAGATGGGGAGATACTTTTTGCAGGTCACGCAGAAAGATACAGTAAAATAAAAAATGATTGGTATATAAATAATGGATTAATGAGTGACGCATTAAAATATGGAACCCCAGACTATATAGCTTATTATGAAAGGCCTATGTTAAAGGCATCCAGATTAATATTAAAAGGAGGATCTGGTCACTGGAAACCTAAGTTTGAGATAGATGGAGTTCCAAGAAAATCATTTAAGCATCATTATTCTCATGCTTGTGCTGGATACTATACTAGTAAATTTAACGATGCCGTGATAGTAGTTTTGGATGCAATAGGTGAATACAACACTTCTACAATTTGGGTAGGAGAAGGAGATAAAATAAAATTAAAATATAAGCAAAACTATCCAGTGAGCTTTGGTTTATTTTATTCTTCATTTACTAAGCTTATTGGGTTAATGCCAAATCAAGAAGAGTATATAATGATGGGGATGGCGGCATACGGCGACTGGGAAAAATATTATAGTAAAATAAATGATTATTTCCCTTCTTATTCTTATCAAAAATATAACTTTCATACAGGAATATATGACTGGGGCATGGAAATTAATGAACAAGATAAGTTTGATATTGCAGCAGCAGTGCAATTTGTTTATGAGCAAAGACTAAATGATTTCATGCGTATGGCGGTAGATATAACTGGTAAACACAATTTAGTATTTATGGGAGGATGTGCACTTAATTCATCAGCTAACACTATTTTATGGAAAATATTTAAAGATATTTGGATAATGCCAAACCCAGGAGATGCTGGTAGCTCATTAGGTGCCGCTGCAGCTTTATACGGTAAGCATATAGAATGGAAAACCCCATACTTAGGATACGAACTTGAAGGGAAGTATCCAACAGATAAAATACTGCAAGAGTTAAAGTCTAATAAAATAGCGGCTGTTGCAACTGGAAGAGCAGAGTATGGGCCAAGAGCACTAGGTAATAGAAGTATATTGGCAGATCCAAGAGATCCAAACATTAAAGATAAAGTTAATATGATTAAACAAAGGGAGATGTTTAGGCCTTTTGCGCCAGTTATTCTAGAAGAGTTTGCAAATGAATGGTTTGAAATGGATTTT